AGTCAGATATTAATAAAATATATGATATAATTAATGAGTCAAATGGAGGATCTTATGTATTTCTCCAATGTAAAGAAGATAATAAAATTATTAATTTAAAGTTTAATAAAACCACTTCTATAAAACAAAAAGAAAAATTAGAAGAGATATTAAAGGAGATTGTGTGACCATAAAAGGAACTTATAAGAACCCAACAGAAAATCCTTGTTGGGTATTCTGCTCCTCTTGTAACAGATGTCAAGACAAAGGCAGATACACAAAATGCAGATCATGCTCAGGTAGATACGATCCGGATGGTACAACAGACCCTGATCTGGATGATTTTTGCGACTGTAAAAATGGAAATTTAAGATGGAAAACCAAGCAGGGTAAGCTTCTGATGACTAGGTTTAAAACAAATCCTTTTAAAGGTAAGGTTACCTATGAAAAGAAGTCTGAGGACGAAAGAGACTGGGACTCTTACGTAAAGGATATGAGAGAAAAAATGGGAGACCCAAATTGGAATCCTATAACAATAGTAGATGAGGATTAATAATGGAAACTACAGGAAGAATTACAAGAAACAATGTAAGCATATCGGAATATGGTGAAGGAATTCATCAGTATGAAGATAAATTCTTTATTAAATGCGGTGTAGCTGGCATTTTTGCAAGTAGAAAAGAACTTGAGGACTTATATCTTGTTTTGAATTACTATTTAAATATAGAAAAATTTGCTGAGTGTCAAGTAAAAGTAGGAGATCAAGATGTGGCCATACATTGAGGATGATTTCATGGAGATGGGTGACTCCGGTTGGGTCTCTATTGGCGAAGGTTTGTTTAAGAACATTAAAACTGGCCATACAATAGATGAAACAGGAATAGAATATGACCAGCATGGCAATGTCGTAATTTATCCAGAAGATGAAAGATAAAAGTGAATCTAACAATTAAAAAGATAAGTGACCTAGATCCTTTTCAAAAGCTAACTCTTTCTGAATTTAGCTATTCAAGGATTGATACATATGAGATGTGTCCTAGTAAATACTTTTATTCTTACATCAAAAAAGAACCAAGACAATTTAATTCTCCTGCTGTTCTTGGAAATATAATACATTCTGTATTGGAAAATACTATATCTTCAGAGTCACCACTTTCTTTAGACGAAATGAAGATGAGCTATGAAGAGCATAAGGTATCCTTTGATCCAACTAATATCATACCAAAAGATCTAATAGATGTTGGCGATCTATTGCTAGAGGAATTCTATGATCAGAATCAGGATAGAATTTTTAATGTACATGGAAAAGAAATAGGCTTTAATTTTATAATAGGGAACTATTCAATAATAGGCTTTATAGATAGAATAGATGTGATAGGAGACTCAGTACATATAGTTGACTATAAAACTGGGAAAAGAGAAGTTGCACTCAAGAATGTTTCTACCAATCTACAAATGGGAATCTATGCTTTAGCTGCATCCGTTATGTTCCCTGAGAAGGAGATAACAGCCTCCCTACACTACCTTAGAACTAATAGGCTCAAGTCCCATACATATTCTGAAGAAGACCTCTTAGAGATCAAGAAGACGCTAGTGGAGAGAATAAACGTCATAGTGCAAGATGACAATTTCCTACCTACTTCAAACGAACGCATATGCTCTTTCTGCGACCACTCACAAAGTGGAGCTTGTGGTATTGGAGCTATAAGATTAAAGAAGTTTAAAAAGGACATATAAAAAAACCCCGTACATTTCTGTACGGGGTTTTTCTTCTATATATTATTAATTAAAACTGATCTACAGGGTCTAGCTGCGATGATGTGATGAGGTCAAAGTCAGACTCAACAACGATCTTTACTGCTTCGTTGTGGTCAAAACCAAGAACGGTAAGGTCCTCGATAACTGACTCGTTGATTGACTGGCTCATGCTGTTGATGATTGTGTTTAATGTGTTCATGATAGATACTCTATCACCTTTCTGCCCTGTTGGCAACTTTTTGTGGTTATTGTTTGTATTTATTTAAAATATAAAGTATAATAGTTGTACGCTTGACAGAGATAAGGATAGCATCATGACAACAGAGATTTCCACTCCTGAGCAATATTTTTTTTGCAGGACAAAAATGAAATCACACCCAGACTTTAAGAAGCTAGTTAGCAATGCTATCGACATGGAAGTTTTGAAGGAAGAAAACAAGAACCAGAGGGGAAATGCCTATAGGAACACCAAGAGTGGACTCAGGGAAGATCTTGGTATCTCCATGAGATCTAATTGGGAAGCCAATATAGCTAGGATATATAACGCATACAAAATAGAATTTGAATTTGAACCAAAAGTTTTTACCTTTCCAATAAAAAGGCGGAACAAAAGGTTACACCCCAGATTTTTATTTACCAAAGGTTGATGAGTGGATGGAAGTAAAAGGTTATCTAGATGATAAGAGTAAAATAAAACTCAAAAGGTTTAAGAGATACTACCCAGATGAGTTTAGTAAGCTGACTTTTATTTGTAGCAAGTATTCTACTGCAGCAAAAAACTTTGCTCAAGAGATAGGAATACCTCAAGTAGTCTTCTATGAAGACATAAGAAATTTTTACATGGATAAGATTCCATATTGGGAAGGAAAGTAATGTCAAATTACAAGGAGCAATATTATAATTTAGAAGAAAACGAAATGCAAGAGCTGATAGCTAAAGCAAAAACCGGTTCAGAAAAATCACAACAAGAGTTGTTAAAAGTTTTTAATAACTTTTTAACCAAGTATGTAACAATGTTATATCATGGAAAGTACAACTTTAATGACTACGACATAAGAAGGTTCATGTCCCTCTTTGTTAAGGATAACTTTATAAGATTTAATTTAATGAAAAACAAATTGAATCAAGCCGGATACAAACACGTAAACGAATGCATGCGACGGAATAAACTATATGACAAAAAGATACTGCACAGATGAGGACGTTAGGCAGACGGTCCAAATGACATTCTTTCAGTGCATTAGTAGATATGAAAAAAAGGATTCGGAAAAAGGACCAATCCCTTTTAGCGCATTCCTTTACAGCTATTTCTTTTATCTCCTCAAGAAGAATGTAGATACATTCTTGATTGACCAATTAGGAAGGAAGAGCTTTCCATTGTATAATGGTAGTGATTACAACGATGAGGATGGAAACTCTGCTCCTATACAAGGTGTTAACATCGATCAGATAGACTATGCTGTTACGGATTTAATTTTTTCTGACAATGTAGATGAGTTTTGGATCCTAGGAGAAGATACTCAGCCACCTTTCTGTTATCTAACTGTTCAGGAAAGGCAGCTAATAAAATGGAAATATGTAGATGGAAAGAAATCTTCTGAAATAGCTGCTAAAATAACAGAGCACCCAAATACTGTTAGAGAACACATCAGTAAAATAAAGCTAAAGATAAAAGAAATATTATTTTCAGAACGGAATGGAAGACTTCCTTTTGATAACAAACATAGAAAGAGAATGAATTGGATACCAACGACGATCTATTAAATGGTCTATTTAACTTTTTAAATCCTCAACTGCAGGAGATAGTCAATGCATTCTCTAAGTCGGAAGATTTAGATAAGTACTTTATAGAAATACCCGACGCAAATTATATAGATCTAACCATTAATGATCTAGCATCATTGGTCGCTAGATCATCTAATGTTTATGGCAGAGCTGCTAGATTTGCCGGCATTGCTAGAGCTCAATACAAGCTATTAGAAGCTCGATACAAGAGAGTCTATAAGGCTAATAGGGTTGGCAAGAACGAGGCAGAGCGAGAAGCGGCTGCTATAACTGCTGCAGAAAAAGAATACATGGCATTAACTGCTGTTGAATCAGTTGTTCAATTAGCTGAATCAATGGAAGCTGCTGCTAGAATATCCTCAGAGTCTTCAAGAAAACTAATAGATAAAGTCCAAAACATGCAGATAGCAACATCTAGAGAAGACAAAGGGTTTTTGTCTGATAAAGATTTTAGTACATTTTAGGAGACATTATGTATATAGGACATTATAAGTCCGTTAATTCTAGTCAAGAATTTTATTCTTCCGTTAGAGAAAATTTAGATTTTCCAACTCAGGCAGAATACAATAAATCTAGATACCTACTACAGGTAACATATTCGGTGCCTTCTGACTCTATGAAGAAAAGAATTGTAGCCAGAGCAAAAGAGTTGGGAATACCGACTGATATCAAAGTAGACTAGGTTTTGTGTGAGTATTGAAGTTTTTTGTGATGGAGCATCTAGGGGGCAAGGCCAAAAAAAAGTTGGGGAAGCTTCATGTGCAGCTGTTATTTATAAGAACAGAAAAAAAGTTGCACAGTTTGCCAGAGGTTTAGGGCCTAGGTCAAATAATGAAGCAGAATATGAAGCAGTAATAGCAGCGCTATTAATGTGTTCGATGTCAGATTTAAAAGATCCAATAATTTATACTGACTCAGCTGTGGTAGCAAACCACATCTCTGGCCAGTGGAGATGTAAGAATGCATCGCTGCTACCATTATTGATGACAATCGAGGACATAAAACAAGAATACCCATTCAGAGTTTTACAGGTCCCTAGAGCTTTTGTCTGGGAAGCAGATATGTT